TAACCCCTTATGAGTGGGGAGTTCCTGAGGATACAGATGATGAGTTGGATGCCTTACTTGCCTCTGACACCCAAGTAGGAGGTGATCACTACACTAAGCTAGAGATACAACCAATGACCTACTCGATGGCTAACGGATTGAATGCTCTACAGCATACAGCCTTGAAGTACATCACTAGGTATCAGGATAAGGGGACACCTCTGCAAGATCTAGCTAAGGCTCGTCATTGTATTGATATGATGATTGAGGATTGGATGGATAGGGAGGTCTGAATTTCCTCAGGAAACTTAGGCAAAATAAAGGGGACAATTAAGTCCCCTTCTTTGTGTCTACTCGTGGAGCCTTTCCTTATCAGCCCTCTCAATAGCTTTCTCTCGTCCACCTAGTACCCAATCGTAGATAACCCTACCAACTACAGGCATAGTCTTGATCAAGTTTATAGGTGCTTCAGATTCCCCAATAGGTATACCTTGCATCTCACGATTGATATCCTTTATACCTCCTGTAAGTACTGAGGTTGGAGGTGTAATCAAACCCCCTGCCACTGCAGCAAAGTCCCCCTTCTCTATATCACCAATAGAATAACTATTGATAAAGAACAGAGAGGTAAGGTTCTCTAAGATGTTGTCAGGAATATCTGACATCTCAAACCCTTCACCTGCCATCCAGTCCTTAGCTTCATCCACTGTACCACCAGCCACCCCAATGAACGCTGCATATTTCAGAGCTTCTCTAGTGGCCCCTAGCTTGTCTCCTTTCTTAGCCCTCTTAACTATATTGTTATGTAGTAAGGTGAGCTGCTTCAATCCAAAGGACTTAAGAGCATAGGCTATACGCATGTCAGGGTTATTCAAGTATGCTGATGGTAGCTCCAGAAGAGACACAGGCTGAGTATCAGAGATCTCATGCCACCTATATAGATCTGTAGTCCAATCATCAGTCCCATTCTTCAAGCTGTTCAGAAGCTGAGGGAAGTCATCACCATAAGCCTCGCCATACTTCTTGAGAAGGAGCTTCTGTCCTTTAGGAGTTGATGCAAGTTTAGCACCTCGGGTTGATGAAGCTTCCATTAAGACTTTCTTACCAAAGCGGTCAACAGCTCTAAAACCACTGAGCTTAAGTGTTCTGTTCAGCCACTTCCTTAGATTACCTACATCTGACATCTCTGCAGACACAGTATCAATAAGACCAGCATCATGTACTCGAGTACTCTTGAAGTTAAGTACTGCCTTAATGGTATCAAGAGTGCCATGTAAATAAGCAGCAGTTCCTATATCCTTAAGCTGAGTAGCAGCAGATCTGAACTGACCTAGTGTAGACATATAACCAATGTCCTTAATAGCACTCAGTCCCTTATGCATAGACTGCTCACCAACTGTGAACCGAGTCTGCAGCATGCTCTTCAGATCTGTCTCAGCAGCAGAGCTAAGCCTACCACGCTGTAGTTCCCTACCTAGGGTACGATATAGAGGTGACTTGAGGTCAATCTTACCAGCCCTTAAGTTACTAGTACCAAGTAGCTTAGACTTTTCAAAGGATCTAGTTGTTGATTCTACATAACTAAGTAAGGAGGTGTTGGCATTTTCATAGAACTTCATCAACTCAGGAGGGATCTCTTGTACAGAACGATGAGCCTTAGCTCCACCTAACACGCGAGGATAGGCTTTGTTGGTTGCCTTAGTCACAAGAGTAGTCATAGCATTCTCGGACAACTCACCTATAGAGTTAACACCTTCCTTCTTTAATGCTGCCTCAAGACCTATCTTCAATTCATTAGCAGCCTTAGGACTAGCATTACCAATGGCCTTACGAAGTCCCTCTAGATTCTTAACCTTACGGGGGAAGTATCCTTTTAATGCTTTGAATCCGTCCACTAAAGTCTCTAAGTGTTTACCATCAGCAGTAACCATCTTACTAACATCATCTAGTTCCTTAGTACCACCTTTAGTCATTAGCTTCTTAGCGCCTTTGTAGTCACCGTTCACTAATCGTGTATTAATCTTAGTCTGAGTCTTAGAAGAGTAGGAGCTGAGGGCTTTCATGAAGGGAGCAACTGTGTCCTTTCGTTGTTGCATCTGAGCTGCAAGGTTAGCCTCATACTTACGTAGCTCTTGCCATACCTTAGGGGAATGCTCTTTAATACGTGATGATAAACCTTCAATAAGACGGGTTGCTAGTCCTACATCAGCCTCCTTCTCCACTATTGCAACAGCATTCTTAATGTTAGGTATACGAGGTTTTCGGTTAGTTAACATAGTAGCTGCTATTACATCAGCCTCAGATAGCCCAAGCCGTTGTATTGCAGATAATCCAGCATCAGTAGGGCTAACACCTTGGGAGATGTTGTGAGAGATTAACGCGTCCACGTCATCCAATGCCTTGTTAGCACTCTTAACAGCAGCCTTTGTAGAGATGTTCTTAATCCCTTGTCCCACCTTAATAAAGGCATAGCCTAGGGCAGGGGCAGCAATAGCTCCTAAGATAACATTAGCACCAGTCTCTGATATGTCCACCTCACCTTTGTGTAGAAGCTGGTCAGCTGCAGAGTAACTACCCCCTACAGCACCACCAATTGCAGCCATACCTTTGTAGGTAGCTCCAACAGGTAGAAGTGAGGTAGGGTCTGCGAGCATTCCGATGATGTTACCTGCAGTACTTCCCTCTACATCACCATACTCTTTCTCAATCTGAGCAGTCCGTTGATCTACTATCCGTTTACGTCTATCATCAAAAGATAACGAGTCAAAGTCATCACCATACTTCTCAGCAGTAGTTTGATAACCTAGTCCATAACCATCCTTATCACGATAGGTTAGTTGACCTCCTAACCCTGTAGCAGCAGTAAGTATATCACCTGCCTGTTGAGTAAGACTCTCCCCCTCAACAAAACCTTTAGCAAATGATGTCTCTCCCTCTTGAGTTGCCTCTGGAGCTGAATCTTGCTCCATTATTTGATCCCATGTCAGACCTGCAGCAGAACTAACAGGCACGTCTGCTCCTGACTGAGGCTGCATAATTTCATCCCACGATAGAGTTGCCATATACTTTCTCTTATAGCTCTGTAACAGTTTTATCTATACCATTGTAATCATAACGGTATTTAGTCCCATCACGGGCAGTGTGAATACGCCAATCAGGTTTAGTGGCAGTAGGTGTTGGAGTAGCCTCTTCATTAGTACTATCAAACAAAAAGTCAGCCATCACATCAGTACCAAACCACCCACCCTCTTTATCTACTCGAGTCTCTGCTTCTTGCATAGCTTGATCTAGTGCTAACTGCCAATCAGTACCATCCGCTTCAAGAGCCTTAGCTCTAGTGGCAATCCAATACTTAGCTTTGTCTTTCTCTGAACCAGACAGCCCGTCAGTGAATTCGTTATCTCGCATTCGAGTTAAGACCTCAGTTAGTTGGACAGTTGTTGCTGACCTTCCGTACTTATCCGTTGAAGATATTTTAGCATCATCAGGAAGAGGTACCCATTTGTTACCTTCACGATAAGAAGGAACGCCATTCACAATAGCCCCTTGGACATCAGTGCCATCGGATAAGGTATACATCTTAATCCCTTCCACGTCAGGGGATTTATTAGCCTCCTTATCCAACGCACTTGCTCTGGTATGTAAGGCCATAGCTTGGGCATAGTTACCACTAGCCATTAGCTTACTAGCAGCTTGCCGTAATCCAGCAGAAGAGGATAGATCTTGACCTTGCATACTATCTTGCACACTCTGTGCTTGCTGCATGTCAGGTGTTTGTAAACCGAAAGCAGAATTAATACCTGCTCCTAACATACCACCACCTGCAGCACCTATAGCATAGTCAGCATTCATACGAGATGCCTGATCTATACCACCTTGAACACGTTGTTGTTGGATCACATTAGGATCTAAACCAAATAAACTCATTACATCGCTTGCCATAATGTTCTCCTATTAATAGCCGAAGGGGTTGTTACCAGCAGTATTGTAGTCGGTGTCATATACTGGAGCTACTCCGCCACCGCTTCCCCAACTTCCTACTGATCCACCTAGTCCTTGTAATCCACCAGCCTGTGAACGTCCTCGATCAGCCATAAATCCAGCACCTTTGCCATAAGCACCAATCAAGTTAGTACCTGCAGCATTATTAGCACCTGAACGCATCTGACCTAACATGCCGCCTAAGCGTTGCTGTTCCATACCAGCATTGTCTAATCCCATAGAAGCAGTCAACATGCCTTGACCAACATCAATGTCACGGAGCCTCTGGGCCTGTGCTCGATCAAAAGCATTATACCTATCTTCTGAATCCTGCTGTGCAAAGGCTTGAGCGAACCCGTACCCTTGAGGTGATATAGCTTGGTTACCTGAACCACCTAGGGAAGAAGCTCCAATACGTAGGCCGCTAGAACCAGCACCAAACATACTCTCACCTAAACGCATAGCCTCACCTTGACGACTATCAGCACCTAAGTTACGTTGTTGGTTATAGAACTGATCAGCTAGTTGATTATAATCACCACCTGCTGCACCAAATGCTTCACTACCTAGCCCCATCATTTGATCTTGTTGTGCCTGATAACGAGGGTCTAGGGCAAAGGTTGTATTCTCCCCATCAAAAGAAGTAGAACCTAAACCAGAGGTAACACCATAAGGTTTATATGTACCTGCTTCATAGGCTTTATCACCAGCTTCAAACATCTTATCGCCAGCTTGTCCTAATTTCTTCTGTGCTTGGTAAGAGCCAGCAGCTCCTAACAAACCACCTATAATTTGTCCCCACATATATGTATTCCTTACTTTAAACTTATGATATAACGTAGTTGTTTGGGTTATGGTACGTAGCTCCATTAGAGCCTCCAATACCACCTGCTGATCCCCAGCCTGTTCCTGCTAATGCTGTGCCACCTGATGCTCCTGCAATACCACCTGTTGCACCTGCTCGACCAACACCTTCGTTGTGTGAAGAACCTGCCCCACCAGCGCCTCCAGTATCCAGTAATGCAGCGATACCTACAGAACCTGTACGATCATAGTTACCAGAGCCTTGAGCACCGCCTAAACCATAGGGAGCACCACCACCTCCACCACCGCCACCAGCATAGTAGTTGTTAAAGTTAGATGATCCGCCACCTGATCCACCACCACCACCACCTCCGCCTCCTCCAGCGATAGTGCCAGTGTTAATGATCGTAACAGGATGCTGAACGAATATACATGCTCCACCTACAGCACCTACTTCACCAGCGGGGCCGGGAGTATTATAACTACCTGCTAAGCCGCCGCCACCTCCATCACCACCTCGACCTAATACCTTACCTGCATTTTGAATGATCAACGAGCCACCATATCCTAATCCTGTACGGATAGCATACTCGGAAGTTGTAGTGGCAATGACAATAGCATCTGAAGGAATAATAAGACGGACATTGTGGTACTTGTCAGGAGCAACCGAGACATCATTCAGATCTAAGTCTTCATGAACCCCTGCAGCTAGTGTAATTACATACTCATATTCATAAGTAGGTTTCCATGCACCGCCCACCTTAGAGTAACCTCTACGGGCAGCTTTCCATACTCCACCTACTTTGACATGTGGGCGTACAGCTTTCCATGCTCCGCCAACTTTAGCTTTAATATTCAAACCATACGTCTCCATCAGCTCCATCTGTAGAATCATCAGGGACATCGTCATCAATGAATAGAGTTCGACCTGTAGCTAATGAAGCAGCTGAATCAATCTGTACACCAAGCACACCTGTCACAATGGCCTGAGCTGTTATTGCAGCAGTAGTGTAAGCAGTAGTAGCTATCTGTGTGTTATTAACAGCAGGTAAAGCAGTAGGAGCTGAGGGAGTCCCTGTCAGTGTAGGGTTATTCTTATCTGCTTTAGTTACCATAGCAGTAGCAATACTCTGAAACTCAATGTTAATCTCAGTGCCTTTGATTCTCTTAGCCTGATTGTTAACCCCTGCCGTTAAGCCATCTTTAACAGCAAAGTCTGTCAGTTTTGTATATTCACTCA